GTAACGGATTATAAAAGCATGCTATAATCTAATTTTAAACTTAAATAGAAAGGTAACCACCATATGAAAACATTAAAAATAGTCGATGAATTAGGCGTTGTAAACGCTCAACTCAAAGCATTAGAAGACACTGCAAGAAAGCTCAAGCAAGAGCTCATTAAACGTGGCATCGGTATCTATCAAGGTAACGACTACTTTGTTGAGGTTCAACACTACGACAAAGAAGTGATCTCACCTAAGCTAGTCCGAGAGCTCGCTGACGAAGACTTTGTGTCATCCGTGACACAAGTTCAATCAGTCGATGCGGTAGTAGTAAAACCATTATCAATTTAATTGAGGAGGTCGTGGAGGGCGGGTGCTTATGATTTGTCACTCGCCCAAAGCGATTTTTAATTATGAGTAAATTTTCAGTCCAACGTCGTTATGTCATCACAGATCTATTCGAAGAACCTATCCGCGCATTTTACACAAAAGATGAAGCGCTTCCATACCTCACACCACAAACAAAACTTATCGTATTACCTAAGCAACTATCCGGTTATAAACTAGCAATTACACTTGTGAAAGGGGAAGCACCATTTTGAGCGACACACCAACAGACATACTCACAGACTATTTACAATCACTCTACGGCATCGATATCTTACCGCTCGAAGAAGAGCACCGGCTATCGAAGCGCATCCAAGAAGGCGACCTCAAAGCCCTCGACAAGCTGATCAAGCATAACTTGAGGTTCGTGGTCTACGTCGTCCGGAAGATGACCGCGTGGCAACATAGCAAAGTCCCGCTCGAAGATCTTTTGGCGATGGGTAACGAGCAACTATTGATCGCCGGCCGGCGATGGATACCAACGAACAACGCGAGGTTCGCAACCTACGCCAAGAGTTTTATTGAGAAGGGCGTGCGCCGTGAGCTCGACAATACATCCAACATCATCAGACTGCCGGTCAACATCATGGAAGCCGTCAAGAAGATGAATTACAACGAGAAGCAACTCGGCCAACTCTTAGGCCGTAAACCTAAGCCGGCTGAAATTGCAACGATGATGGGTGTCGATGAAGAGCGAGTGAGACAACTTCAAGGTTACCTGTCACGCGAACCGGTTTCGCTCGATCACATTAATGACGAAAAATATATGGAAGAACAAGATTCTGAATAAAAAATCGATCGACAGGGGGGTCGTTAAATGAAATTCCGTAGGAAAAAATGGATCGACTAGGGAGTCATTGAATGAAATTCCAAAATTTTTTTGGGAAAATGAATCGACTAGGGAGTCATTAAACAAAATTCGAAATTCAAAACAGAAAGGTGTAATATGGAAAAGTCAGTTAAACCAACAGAGATCTTCAATGATAAAGGTGATCTTTTAAAAATAGAATTTCATACGCTCAGAGGGCAGTTTGTCCTAGAAGCAATTTGGGATGAAAGAGATGCGCAGACAGATGAAAACCGCGAGGCTTTCAAAAAGTGGGCGTATCATATGATGAGCAACAAGAAATATAAAATAGTACCTATGTCAATTAAAGGATTTGTAAAATGAGAAAACTAACAGAAAAAGAATGGATGAAACTAACTAAAGTGTACCTACTTATCTTCTTTGCTTATTTAATAGGCAGAGAGGCTTATGAGTACATAATTTGCTACTTCTAAGTCATTGATTTATAACACATTGTCACAGTAGTACTAGTAGTACCCCTTAAAACGAGTTTTATGTTGATAAATCAATTTTCATTTTTCTTTAAAAAAAAAGAATAATTTAACAAACTACTGGTACTACTGTGACAAAGTGTTAATAATCAATGGGTTACAGAGGTCGTACCCTGACACAACTTTGTAACAGAATTGTAACAAGTCTTTATAATCAAGGACTTAGCTAAAAAGAAGTGTGACAAACTGTTATAAATCAAGCACTTACATTACTTTAGTGCTTAAATATTAATCAGATGTTAAGGAGAACAGCATGGAACTAAGATGGATAGTAAGACATTATGGTGAATTTAAAGACGAACCTGTGTTACAATACAGGAAACCAAACGAAGATTGGAAAGATGTACCAACTACTACCATATCTATGGTTTTAGAATCATAACAACTTAATAAAGGAGAACTAAATGAAATATTTATACGTGTACGTTGACTTAGAAAATGGTAAAATAGTGTTTTTCGATGAAAAGATACATAAAAATGATGCTGAAACATACTACTCTTATAAACTCTTGGGCAAATTAAAACTTGAACAAGATTAAAATAGCATTATAATAAACCGTTAAATTTGCATTAGTAAGGACAACTATGATAAACACCACCGCATCAAAACCAAACTGCCTGCCAGTCCAATTTGGCACAATACCTATCGAGCTAAAACAAGTGCCTCGATGGGTGTTGTGGCGAATGACAGAGGTGGGCGAAGAGAACAACAGACGTTGGTCTAAACTGCCAATCCAAGTCTCAGGACAAGCCGCCTCATCAACCAATCCGGCAACTTGGACAGACTTCGTGACGGTAGAGCATGCATATAAGTCCAACCCAAACCAGTTCGATGGCATAGGCTTCGTCTTCTCAGACTCAGACAACCTCGTTGGCATTGACCTAGACGACTGCTTAGATCCAACCACGCACCAATTCACTTCCGAAGCATCACAACAAATTGCTCTGCGACTCAACGGTTACATGGAAGTGTCACCATCAGGCACGGGTGTCAAGATATTCACACGCGCATCCCTATCAAACGCGCACGTTGACCATTCGATAGGACTGGAGGTGTACCCACGTGGTAGGTACTTCACGGTAACTGGACACTATATCAGTGGCGAGGTTCCATCAGAAGAACAAGACCTAACTGACATCATCCCCGAGCGCCAAGTGAAAACAACAGGCGACGCGTTCGCTGACTACACGCCACCGGTGCCAGAGTATGATATGCACCGCGTTGAAACGGAGGTGCTATCAACACTCGACCCAGACTGCGGTTATGCAGAGTGGTTGAAGATAGGCGCGATACTGCACCACCAATTCCAAGGTGACATCGAGGCCTGTGAGATGTGGGACAGATGGTCAAGCCAATCGTCAAAATACTCCGCGACCGGCATGTATTCCTGTGAGGCGAAGTGGAAGACATTCAAAGGTTCGGGCGCAACTCTTAGATCGTTACTATTTAATATCACTCAGAACGTAAAGACGCAAGCCCTCGCCAACGGTGAAACCATTTTGGATAACAACACCATGATGAACGCGAGGGTGTTTTTAGATAACTTCTACGCAACTGAGGAAGGGTACAAGCTCGTGCATTATGCAGAGGACTTCTTCATCCACGTTGCAACTCACTACGAGGTCATAGAAGAACAGACGATCAGATCCAAGCTATATACATTCTTAGATAAGTGTAAGAAGATGGGTAAGAAGAATGCGATCCTGCCATTCAATCCAACGCCTGCGATTGTGAGCGCCGTATTGGATGCAGTGAAGTCACTCGTTCACTTACCTAACCACCCGAACACAAAACCGCCAATATGGTTAGAGTCATACGCGGGTAACAAACCGCCTGCATCGAAACTAGTCTCAGTGCAGAACGGACTCTTTCATATAGAGGATAGAGTATTGTTACCACACTCGCTCGGATTCTTTACACAGAATGCGTTGCAGTTCAACTACGACAAGGACGCAACTTGCCCAACGTGGGAATCATTTTTAAAATCAGTATGGGAAGAAGATAATGAATCAATCCAAACGCTCCAAGAAATCTTTGGCTACATCCTCAGCGGGGACACGCGCCAACAAAAATTCTTCAACATTATCGGACCGCGACGTAGCGGTAAGGGTACCATCAATAAAGTGCTCGTATCATTACTCGGACAACACAACACAGTCGCACCCGAACTTGGAGAACTATGTGATACTTTCGGTCTCCAGCCTTGGCTGGGCAAGCTTCTTGCTTCTTTTACTGATGCGAGAGCACCTGAGCGTAATCGAAATGCTGTTGTGTCTCAACTCCTTCGTATTGTGGGCGGTGACACTATCACTGTCAATCGCAAGAATAAAGACGCATGGAACGGTTACCTACCGACACGACTCATCATCTACTCCAACGAGGTCTTACAACTCACGGAGAACTCCAATGCATTAACAGGTCGTATGATCGTGCTCAAGATGACCAACTCATTCTATAACAAAGAAGACACGGAACTATCACACAAGCTAGAGTCAGAGCTTGGTGGTATATTCAACTGGGCGATGGAAGGACTACAACGCAGACTACAACGTGGTGGACATTTCATACAACCTAAAGCAGGTGCGGCTTACTTAGAACTTATGGAAGAGATCGGCAATCCAATCGGTACGTTCGTTGAAGATGCATTGATCTTTGATCCAGAAGCAACTGTACCGAAGGACGATGTGTTTGCATACTACTCTTACTGGGCGATGAAGAAGAAACTATCACCAGGAACAGAGCTTGCATTCAAGCGTAGATTCTTAGCCGCAACTCAAGAGCATCGTATTGAAATAGGCCTTGATAGATCTAACGGTGAGCGTAATCATATCTATAAAGGTATTAGATTAAATGATAAAGCTCAGCAACATATTAATAGTTTAGAAGGGTTATAATCATGACAGATCTTATCGTAGCATTTTTGTTGTATCACTTTAACGCAAGCTATCTATGGTGGATCGGATACATCATTGTATTCACTATCGAGTTAGTGCAGGAACTTAACCATAGGGGGTATTATGATAACGATGTTTAAAAAGAAATCGAAACCATTGACTGAGGAACAGATCGAATACTTATGGATATCTATCTCAGAACAATTTGGTGATGAGTTCGATGAAATAAGTGTGATTGATTTAGTGAGGGCCGTGGAAGAATACCACGGAATCAAATGATATATCCGGCGGAGGTAATTGCTTTGGGGTTTTTATTTTTTACATTGTTAGGCTTTGCAATGGGATGGCTTTTTAAAGGGGAATACGATGAGAGTGTTGAGAAACGCGCACAGGAACTTCGCGATAGAGATATCGAGAAAAGAAAAATGGAGTATTTTGGTACTAGGGTGGACTCCAACTTACCGTTTAAGGATAACGAATAGCGACGTTGATCTTGAATGGGAAGAGTACACAGAGATCCCAATCAAAGACGCGATACTTAAATTCTTAAACCCCATACTGGAAAGTAGTAGCATAGAAGCAACTGCAGAACGAGAACTTAGAAAACTATTATTGGAAGTTAGCCATGAAAAATAAAACGAACTACTCATACTACAAGATTGATACAGGATGCTACCCTGATATTGTTAAGCTATGCTTCACACGTGAACAGTTTAAGGAAGTGCTTGATGATCATAGTGTCACAGAAAAGATTGAAGCGTTGGAAGCAGGATGCGCTGAGACACATATCATCCAACTCAAGAACAACACGCAACTCATCGTATTGATATTTGACCTCGATGATATCTGTCGCTATGGTATCGATGGATTGGCAGGCGTTGTAGCGCATGAGGTATCACACTGCGTTGATCACCTTGCCGAATATATTAATGAAGAATCAAACCTATCAGGAGGCGAAACACGCGCCTACTTAACTGAACACTTTGTGAGTCAGATCTTTAAAGCGTGCATTTTAGAAAGAGATAAACATGTTGGAAAAAACCTTGGAAAGAAAATTACAGAAGGCTGTAGAAAAGCTTGGTGGAGTCTCTTTCAAGTGGATCAGCACAGTGACGGGGGTACCAGACAGGATAGTGATTCTAAAGACCAAGGTGTACTTCGTAGAGATGAAGACCCAATCTGGAAAGGTGTCACCAAGACAGGCGCTCATATTCCAGACTCTGGAAAAGCACGGGTTCCCAGTGGTGATATTAAGAAACGAGGAAGAGATTGAGCAATTTGTTAACTCGAGATAACTTACACCCATATCAGCAGTCAGTCATTGAGCTCGCTCGTACAAAGGACAACATTGGCTTACTGCTAGACATGGGCTTAGGTAAAAGCTCGATCGTTCTCACCATACTGTCAGACAGCCCCAAAGGTAAGGCGCTCATCGTGGCACCATTATCAGTGGCACGTAACGTGTGGGAACAAGAAACTAAAAAGTGGGAGCATCTTAAACACTTGAGTGTATCCAAAATCCTAGGCTCAGAGGATCAACGCCTCGACGCACTCAAGAAAGACGCAGACATCTACGTCATCAACAACGAGAACCTTGTGTGGTTGTTTGAACAAGAGGGTGCGCTCACTAAGTTTGACTACCTCGTTATCGATGAGAGTTCAAAGTTTAAAGATCCATCAACAAAAAGATTTAAAGCGTTGAAGAAAGCGCTACGCAACTTCAAGCGTCGTATCATAGCCACAGGCACACCAACGCCACAAAGCCTCCAAGACATTTGGTCACAGGTAGGCATACTGGACTTGGGCGAACGACTAGGCACATCACTAACTAAATTCAGAGACACATACTTAGAGCCAGATCAACGCAACAGGCACACCCACGTTGTGTATAACTGGAGGCTCAAAGAGGGCGCAGAGGTAGAGATCAAAGGACGCATCAAGGACATCTGTTACTCCATGAAGGCAGAGGATTACCTCACCCTACCAGAAAGAACATCAACGTACCACAACATTGAAATGCCCCTCAACATAAAAGCTAAGTACGACACGTTGCGTAAAGACATGGTGTTAGAGACCGAGAACGATACCATCACAGCAGTGAGCGCCGCGGCTCTCTCAAACAAATTACTACAATTTTCATCAGGTTCATTGTACGTTGAGAATGGCGACGCGGTAGAGCAACACTCATTGAAACTAGACTACCTCGAAGACATGTTGGACGAGAACGTACCGACATTGCTTTTCTACCATTTCAAGTCTAGCCTCGCGTCCTTACAGAAAAGATTCCCGCACGCCGTGGTGTTAGATAACAAACCTGAAACCATAGCTAAGTGGCAGAAGGGTGAGATCAAACTGCTACTAGCCCACCCACAATCATCAGGCATGGGCATCAACTTACAATGTAACACTGCCGAGGTGGCGCATATTATATGGTACGATCTGCCCTGGTCATCAGAGAACTACATACAAGCCAATGCACGGATCCATAGACAAGGCCAGACAAAACCTGTCATTATCCATCACTTGTGTTTAATGAACTCGATAGACTGGCACGTTGTCAAGGTGCTAGAGGGTAAAATAAATCTTCAAGAAGCTGTCTTAAATTCCTTAAATTTTGCATTAGTATAGTACCTATGAAAAAAATTATAATGTCCAAACATATTGTTTTTGCCACCGTGCCACGATTGTCAGACGAAGACCCCGACCCAATGGAAAGGGATGATAGCAGGGAGGCAAATTACGCCGCGACTCAGCCAGACGGATGGTTGCCATGGACGGTAGAAGACGTAGAGGACATTAGAAGAATTGTGAACGAGCACTTAGACCCAAAAGAACAATTCATCATCGAAGCGTTTTTAGATGGTCTCAACTACACAGATATATCAGTCACTGAGAAATACTGGCGGTATCATTTTGCAAAAAGTATAGAGATTATTAAAAGGGAGCTAGGACTATGAAGCACGATGCAGTAAATCACCCGACGCACTACACAGCTCACCCGAGCGGTGTCGAGTGTATTCAGGTGACAGAGCATATGTCATTTTGTTTAGGAAACGCGATCAAGTACATCTGGCGCGCAGACCTTAAACATGATGCCATAGAAGATTTAGAAAAAGCAGTATGGTACATTCAACGAGAACTACAAAGGAGAAAAGCATGGCAGAAGAAAAAGAAGTAAAGCAGTCAACAGAAGAAGAGATCATTGGTGAGTCAATCATCAAGCTAGAACTTACAGTGAACAATGTTAATACATTGCTCAATGTATTAGGTCAAGCGCCATTCGTAGCATCGGCTAATCTTATCAACACGATCCAAACCCAAGGCGTTCCTCAACTACAGGAAATCCAAAAGGCTATGGCATCTGTAGCTGCGGCTGAAGAAAAGAAAGACGCATAATGGCGGGCAGTGACTTACTCAATAAGATGATGGAGTCAGGCGGCATGTCTAACGCTGAGGCTATCGAAAAGAAACGCCAAGAGTTAGCGGCCGCAGTCACCCGTGTCGTCATCAACGAAGCTATGGCCGAGATGCGTGCCAGAAAAGCTGAGATTGAAAGGATGACAGTCAAGACAGATGATGGGGCGGAAAAGAAGTAAATTGTGCATTAGTAGATATAGGGGGAGCTATGTCTACTGATAGCCCTTGCAAGCGTGTTTGTAGACTCAAGGATGATTATTGTGTAGCGTGTAAACGCCATATAGATGAGATCGTTGAGTGGTACAACATGACAGAAACTCAAAAACAAGCAGTCATTGAAAGAATAAAAAATGGCACAACCAACAAATAAGAAATATAAGTTTACAGACGACCACGCTAAGATTGTAATATCTCTTGGCCAACAAGGCGCGTCTCAAAAAGCTATGTATGCCGCGATTGGCATAAGTAAATCTACAGCTCTTAAACTTAAAAAAGAAGATCCAGTATTCGCTGAAACTATGGACTTAGCAACAACATACGGCCAAGCATTTTGGGAGAATATGATGTTGGCGAACATAGAGAATAAAGCATTCAACTCACGCGTTGCTGAGATCGCCCTCCGTGGTCAATACCCAGATGACTACAAAGATTCAAGAGAACAAAAAGTAGACCTTAAGGCAGAAGTCGTGGTAGACTTCGGTGGTGAGGTTGCTAAACTCATAGAAGCACTTAAAGAAGCTAACTAGTTTATTCATCTGATAGGGGGAGCTATCCATGAAAACATGCACCAAGTGTGGTGTTGAAAAGCCGCGCACAGAATTCTACGACCATCCAAAAAATAAAACTGGCAAACAATCTCGTTGCAAGATCTGCACTGTATTAGCAGGGCGCGAGAGTCAATATCGTATTAGATATAACATGTCTTTGCAAGATAAAGAAGACATGATCAAGGCGCAGGGTAATCAATGCGCTATCTGTGGGTACTACTTCCAAAAAGGAAAAGAGAAACACGTCCACGTCGACCACTGCCACGACACTTTAAAAGTCCGTGGTATCCTTTGCTCTTATTGTAATACTGGCATTGGGCTTTTGAAAAATTCGCCCGAAATCATGCAAAATGCCATAAAATATATTCAAAATAGTTTAAAATAAATCATCAAAGTTTGCATTAGTATATGTAACTTTCGACGATTATAGGACTATTATGACAGCGCACGCAATTCTATCAGCCTCCGGATCAAAACGTTGGCTCTCTTGTACTCCATCAGCAAGACTTGAAGCAACTCTACCAGACCCTCAGAAGAACAACACTGGGTTTGACTTCTCAAAAGAAGGTACAACAGCACACACGCTTGCTGAGATAAAGCTACGTCATCACTATAATCAGATCGACACAGAAGAATATAAACGTGAGTTAGAGATCATCAAACTCACACAGTACTACAATGAAGAGTTTGAATCATACGTAGATAACTACGTGCTATATGTAAGATCACAAATTGGTGACAACGATAAGCCACTTTTTGAACAGAAGGTAGACTTCTCTGACTGGGTGCCAGACGGATTCGGAACTGCTGACGTTGTGGTATTAAGTAAGCACTCAATCCATGTCATTGATTTAAAATTTGGCAGAGGCATTCCAGTAAGTGCTAGAGATAACTCTCAGCTCAGATTGTATGCGCTCGGTGCATGGAGTAAGTTTAAAGATGAGTATCCAGAGATCACAGAGGTTAAGTATACAATTCACCAACCTCGTTTAGAGAGCATCACATCAGACGGCACAACAGTACACAAGCTCGTTGACTGGGCTAACTACTACGTCAAACCAAAAGCTAAAAAAGCTTGGAGCGGTGCAGGTGAATTTATTCCTGGTGACTGGTGCCAATTCTGTAAAGCAAAAGCACAGTGCCGCGCACGTGCTGACTTTAACACAGAGCTTGCGGCTTCTGAATTCAGAGAGCCACCGTTACTATCACAACAGGAACTACAGAACGTGCTTGCTAAAGCACAAGACTTACGTTCATGGGTAAGCGATGTTGAAGAGTATGCACTTAACGAAGCAGTAACAAAGAACGTTATCCCAACCGGATACAAGCTAACTACTTCGGTAACTCATAGGAAGATCACAGACAGCCAACTTGCAGCTCAGGTATTAAAAGAGCGCGGTATTCCCGAAACACAAATTTGGGAACCTGTCAAGATGAAATCAATCGCATCACTAGAAAAACTTGCAGCTAAAGGACAGATAGTCTCATGGCTAGGCGATCTCATTCAAAGACCTGAGGGTCAACCCAAATTGGTCCGCGACTCAGCCACAGCCAAAGAAGACTTTGAATGATGTTCAAATGCTACGATCAGGTATTCAACGTACCTGACGAAATGATCACACGATACACCAAAGACTTTGAGGTGTTGAAAGATGGCTTCCATGAGGACAAAGTATCCATCAGGAATTCCATATACGAAATCTTAGAACTTGTCAAGCTTGACACGTCGATGCTAGACGAGCCAGAATACAAGATCGAATTTATCACCGCCTTGGCTATGCGTCAGGCGATGAAAAAGAACGGGATACTATATGACGATTAGTTTATATTTTTTAGCAGGCATAATTATTTGTTTACTTTTAATGGTAATTGTTGCTATAATTCAGGTTGAAGTAAAGGGGTTGACGAATGAGCCCCCATTGAAGTCTCATTCTAACGCTAAGGAGAAACATTATGGCCGGAACAAACAAGGTCAAGGTAGTAACAGGTAAAGTAAGATTTTCATTCGCTCACGTATTTCAGCCAGTGGCTGCAGTCGAGGGCGGTACACCAAAGTATTCAGTGTCTATTATCATTCCAAAAAGTGATACAGAGACAGTGAATAAGATCAACGCTGCATTCCAAGAAGCTGCTAATTCAAACGCTGCATTCTTTGGTGGTGCTGTACCAAAAGGTTTAAAAGGTGGTCTACGTGATGGTGATGCTGAGAAAGATGATCCAGCATATGCTAACTCATACTTTATCAACGCTAACTCAGCCAATAAGCCGGGCGTTGTTGACGCAGATATGAATGCAATTATTGATCCGAATGAATTTTACAGTGGCTGCTACGGCCGTGCATCTGTAACATTCTATCCATACAATGCTTCTGGTAACAAAGGTATTGCATGCGGATTAAACAATGTTCAAAAACAAGAAGATGGTGATCGTTTAGGTGGTGGTACATCCGCTGCTTCAGACTTCGCAATCTAGTAAGTAACAGGGTGGGGCACGTATCAGTGCCCCTTTTTTCCACCACAATTTAAGAAAATATAATGGATCAATACAGAGAATACATTGCCGCAAGTCGGTACGCTAGATTTATCGACGAAAACAATAGACGTGAAACATGGGCTGAAACAACCCAAAGATTTGTTGACTATATCTTTAGCCGCACGGATGCAATTAAAGAAAACGGCGTTTTAAGAGATGAGATTTATAAAGCTATTTACAACCATGAAGTGATGCCATCCATGCGAGCCATGATGACGGCAGGAAAGAGTGCAGATCGTGATAACACATGCGTTTACAATTGTTCGTATTTACCTGTTGATGATCCTAAATCATTTGATGAAGCAATGTTCATCTTGCTATGCGGAACAGGAGTTGGTTTCTCTGTCGAGTCAAGTAATATTAACAAGCTGCCCGAAGTGCCGGACACTCTATATGATTCCAAGCACACCATCGCCGTTCATGATTCGAAAGAAGGTTGGGCAAAAGCATTAAGATTATTACTGGCTCATCTATGGGCAGGTGAAGTACCACAATGGGACGTATCAAAGATTCGTGCCGCAGGTACTCGATTAAAAACTTTTGGTGGTAGGGCATCTGGTCCAGAACCATTAGAAGACCTATTCAAATTTGTAGTGAATGTATTTCAGCATGCTAAAGGACGTAAACTTAATTCATTAGAATGCCATGATATTATGTGTAAGATTGGTGAAGTAGTTGTAGTGGGTGGTGTACGTCGCTCTGCTATGATCTCACTATCAGACTTAGATGATGAAAGGATTAGACATGCAAAAGCAGGACCTTGGTGGGATACGGCGCCGCATCGTGCGCTCGCGAATAATTCCGCAGTGTACAATGAAACGCCTACAGTTGGTAAATTCATGGAGGAGTGGCTCTCCCTCTACAATTCACACTCGGGTGAACGTGGTATTTTCAATCGTGAGGCAGCTAAGAAAGCGGTTTCCAAATTCGGGCATCGAGATCCAAATTTCGAATTCGGTACTAACCCGTGTTCCGAGATCATTCTTCGTCCGTATCAATTTTGTAACCTCACGGAAGTTGTTATACGTCACGACGATACCAAAGAAACACTCGAACGTAAAGTCGTCTTGGCTACCATTTTGGGCACAATACAGTCCACGTTCACAAAATTTCCTTACCTACGAAAAGTTTGGAGCAAAAACACAGAAGAAGAACGCTTGCTAGGTGTATCATTAACTGGTATATTTGATAATACTTTAATGACAACACAAGGTGATAAGTTAAATAAGATTCTTAATGATCTTAGAGATGTAGCAAGATCTACAAATAAAGAGTGGGCAAACAAACTTGGGATTCCAACAAGTGCCGCAATCACTTGCGTCAAACCAAGTGGAACCGTCTCTCAGCTCGTTGACTCTGCATCAGGAATCCATCCAAGACATTCTAAGTTTTACATTAGAAGAGTTCGAGGTGACAAGAAAGATCCACTTTCAACGTTCCTTGTAGAGCAAGGTGTTCCTAGTGAAGACTGTGTGTATAAACCAACACAAACAACCGTGTTTAGTTTTCCACAAAAGGCACCGGACGGATTGACAAGAGAGGACGTTACACCTATTAGCCATCTTGAATTATGGTTAACTTATCAAAAAGAGTGGTGTGAACACAAACCTTCTGTTACAATATCGGTTGAAGAAAAAGATTGGCCGAGTGTAGGTGCGTGGACATGGGATCACTTTGATCAGATCAGTGGTGTGTCATACCTACCATACGACGGCGGTACATATCGCCAAGCACCGTATGAAGAATGTACAGAAGAAGAATACAATGCGTTAAAAGCAAAGATGCCAACGATTAACTGGAATGACTTTAAAGAAGTCACAGACAATGTCGAAGGTGCACAAATGTTGGCATGCGTGAGCGGCGTTTGTGAAATATAATGAAAACTTGTAAATTATGTAAGAAACAAAAAGATGTTACAGAGTTTCATAAACATAAAATAAGCAAAGATGGATATTGTAATGAATGTAAAATTTGTAAACATAATCTGGCAGTTGAAAGACATGCTAATATGGTAACAGAAAAGAAAATTTTTAATTCGGCAAAATCAAGAGCATCTTTAAAAAATAGAAATTTTAATATTGAAATATGTGATATAATAATTCCAAAAATATGTCCTGTATTGAATATTGAAATAGGATCTGATTTTGATTCTTCTCCATCAATTGATAGAATTGATTCTACTAAAGGTTATGTAAAAGGAAATATTAGAATTATATCAAGACGAGCCAATATATTAAAAAATAATGGTACAATAGAAGAATTCAAACTAATATTAAAAGATTTAAAAAAATTACAAAAATGAAGAATTCATCGTGGTGGTGAGTAGGGGGCTCTGTAGTTTGGAGCCTCTTTTTATTTAGGAGATATTATGATACTAAGTACATATGAAGAAGACAATAAGTCAGCCAATGTTTGCAAACAAGATGGTAAATATGTTGTTATGTATTACAAAGATAATGAGTACATAAGAACAAGAGAATGCAATAGTGAAGAGAATGCAGAGATCATTGCAGAAGACTGGGTAATAGGGGGATAATATGGCAAGCGAAGCAGGTAAAGGATCTAACAGACGTCCAGCTCAAGTATCACAAGAAGAGATTGACAAGAACTGGGATACCATATTCAAAAAGACTCAAGAAAGTATTAAAGACAACGATGAGCTTTATAAAAAATTATCTCGTATAGATACCATTGGACAAAATGGTAATGATGGATTACACTATGATTCTGATGATGCAGTTGACCGATGGTCAGCCGTATTGCGAGATGAATATGATACCAAATATTGGAAAGATCAATGATATATAGCATAGACTTTGAAACACGTAGTCATATAGACCTTGTAGATAGAGGATTGGATGTATATGCCAACGATCTGTCGACAGAGGTTATTTGTATTGCTTTTGGAACGTCCGAAGATAACGTTCAAGTAAAACCATCTGAAGACATGAAATATTCTAAGTTGATAGCCCATGTAGCTCAAGGTGGTAAGATACAAGCTTGGAATGCTTTATTCGAATACGCGATCTGGAATTGTGTATGCGTTCCAAAATATGATTGGCCACCACTTAAACTAGAACAATGTATTGACACCATGGCCATAGCGGCCGCCAATAATATTCCACAGAGCTTGGATGACGCAGGTAACTTTTTAGATTCAGACTACAAAAAAGATCCTGTTGGTAAGCGCCTCATTCAAAAACTATGCAAACCACACAAAGGTGAGTTCAATAAAGACCCAGAACTTCTAAATCAGTTGTTTGAGTACTGTAAACAAGACGTTAAAACAGAGATGGCCATAGGACGCATTTTAAGGCCCTTAGACGCGATTGAACAAAAAGTATGGGAGATGACTCAACGCATTAACGTTCGTGGCGTACCGGTCGATTCTGAAGAACTAAAAAACGCTGTTAAGGCAGTTCATAGCGCTCAGGATATAATTGACCAAGAAACACTCAATTTGACAGGATGTAAACCATCAGAACGAGCTAAGTTGTTAGCATGGTTAAATGAGCATAATGCCAATCTAAAAGATTTAACCGCTGAGACTGTTGAAGCCAAGTTAAAAGAAACTAATCTTAACCCCGATGTTAAACGTGCATTAGAGTTAAGACAAGAAGGTAGCCAAACTAGCGTGGCTAAGTACGCTAAAATGTTGGAGATTCAAAATGGCAATAAAATCCGTAACACACTTATCTATCATGGGGCGTCTACTGGCCGTTGGGCATCTCGTGGCGGCCTTAATCTACAGAATATCGCTCGCCCTACACTCGACGATAACGAAATTGCATCTGCGTTACCAAGAGTCTTTGGCCAAGGAGTTGGCACGATGTCCGAACTCACCTCATTGGTTAGAAGTGCAATTAAAGCTCCAAGTGGTAAGACCTTCGTGGACGTCGATTTTAGCTCGGTCGAAAATAGAGTGGGTGTCTACCTTGCCAACCAGAAAGACAAAGTTGAGCTCTTTAGACAAGGACTTGACGAGTATAAAGTTTTTGCATCTCAAGCACTATTTAGAATACCGTATGACGAAGTCACAAAAGAACAAAGACAGATCTCCAAGTCGGCAGTCTTAGGCTGTATGTTTGGCCAAGGCGCTAAAGGCCTTGTTGAATATGCAAAGGGGATGGGTGTAAAACTATCTGATATCCAAGCTAAAAGCGCGGTGGATAATTATCGATTGGCTTACGCCAGAGTGAAGGAATTGTGGTACGCCTGTGAGGATGCTGCGATTCAAGCTGTCCAAAACCCGGGGGCACCATTTGCGCCAAATGCAAAACTAACGTTAAAATTTGCGCAAAACGCATTATGGATGAGGCTTCCTAGTGGTCGATTAATCTGTTGGCAAAGGCCATTACTTGAGGAGGTTATGACACCTTGGGGTCAAAAGAAACTTGCGGTTACGGTACATAGTCAAAACACTTTTACCCGTAGTTGGACGCGTAACACTCTTATTGGGAGCAGTATATTCCAATCGGCTGTTCAAGGTACCGCTAGGGATTGTCTTGCCGTGGCCATGATGGCACTTGAAGACGCTGGCTTTGAGATCTGTCTTAGTGTTCATGATGAGGTACTGCTCCTAGTTGATGAGTCATTGAAAGATACTGCACTTGACACCGTGATTAGCACGATGTCTATATCACCTACTTGGGCGCCCGATCTACCACTATCCGCAGAGGGATGGGTGGGTACTCGCTATCGTAAGTAGTCTAGCACTTCCAACGTTTTAGTGAAGCGGCCTTACGGGTAGGTCTACCTTGTTCATCCTTCATAGGACCTTTCATGCCAGACATTCTGGCACAGAAAGATTCTTTACGAGCGCCACCTTGTGGTTGTGGTGCTTTTAAATGACTACCTGTTTCTCTGTTGTATTTAGCACGACCCTTAGCCGTCAATCCTGCACCTTGCGATACTGGTAATTTCTCACCACGGCCAACAGCTAAAGACGGTCCGCCTTTTTTCATAGGCTTAGCGGTCTTTGCTGATTCCTTAAATGCTTCTGCGGTCGGTGCTCCGCGACTGCCCGGTTTGCGCATATGCTCGCCACTACCTGCTGCGATGCGTTTTTGTTTAGCGTGAATGTTTGCGTATAGTCCTGGTTTAGTTGCCATTGTTTTCTCCCTTAGTTATAATCTTTAAATGGTGATTTGCCTTGATCCATAAGACGCTTTGCTTCTTCTCTTGCGTGTTTTAATAAGTCTTGTACTTCAGGATGATTGACATCGACAAGACCTGCTTCAAAATCTTTTGCTCTTGAAATCATATCAGGTGTCATGTGTTGAGTGATCATTGGATAGAATGGCTCATCTGGAGTGTTGCCGCCAAGTGATTGCTCTGTCATAACATCACCAGTTAGTGTAGGAATCTCACCTTGCCATCCTGATGTCTTAGGCATCATTTGACCATGATACTCACCAGACTCATCTTGCCATGATCTTAGGCCGTATGGATTAGGATAGTTAGTTGCTGACAATCCACCACGATTTGGATCTGTATCTATTACACCATGACCTTCTTTAAACTTAGGCAATCCTTCTTTAAGAATTTTTTCTTTCATCTCTGGAGTAATATCAAAGCCCCATTGTTTGCTACGATGCGCTGGAATGATTTCATTAGGGTCAAAGTATTCTGGACGATCACCAAATGCTTGAGGTGGTAGTTGATCTTTTAAATCAAATTCAATCGGACGTACTCTTTCCTTAGCGCCTAATTTCTTGAGTATATCATTAGCAGATTGATGCATGATTTTGTCATAGAAATCTTTCATGCCTTTAGGTGCAGCTTCTTTCATGTTTCTAAAGTTTTGTTGATCCCCAGTTGTCCAAGCGACTTGTTCTTTTTTATTTTCAATTGCGTCTTTGATTGCATGTTTTAACGCTAAAGAAGACCAGTCTTTTGTATCGCCAACATATGGACCACTTGGAACAATATTTTTAGTAGACTGAGTATTTATCCAGCGACTATATTTATCCATAAGGTTTTCATATGCTGATTCTTGACCTGGATGATCTTTATTGCTTAATACCATTTCCATTTCATTATTAAAATCATTCATCCAACGTTTTTGATCTGGATCTAACTTATGATAATGTTGTGAAACTAATTCTTCTGGTGAGACATTAGTTGGAAGTGGTTCTTTATCAAATCCTAATTTTCTTCCTTTTTGACCCCAGTCTGATTGAACCTCTTCTAAGAATAAAGCAGGTTTGCCTTCTGCAGATGTTCTGTGATTAACACGTAGGTGAGCTAATAGATTTTTTGTATCTGGAAAATGTGCTTGTGAAAAATCTAAACCACTAGGGCTTTTATGCCAAGGTGATGATAAAAGAATCTCACGATAATCTCTATCACCCTCAGGTAAAGTTAAAGCTTCTGTGCCAAATTGTGCACCTAATTTATGTGAGGATCTTATTGCATCGTTGTAATCATGAAAACGTTCACCCATTATGTCACCAGTATTATCAGTAACATAAAAGTCACCTTCAGGGTGTCGTTCAACCCAAAGATCATTATTCAATACTCTACGGGATACTCTTGGACTTTCACTTTTAACATGTTCTAATAAATCGTTTTTAGATACATTAGTTTTAGATGCTAGTTTATCTTGTAGATCAATAGCCTCTGCTTCTTTTTTAACATTGGCAGGTTGGTTTCTTAACCATCCAGACCATTGTTCGCCCGGCATGCTTTCAATTCTTTTTGGGAATACGTTGAGTGCGTCTTCGAGTGGTGAAGTGAACTGAACCTTGTTAGATGTAAAGCGTGGGCTTACATCTTTAATTGACATTCCAACAGGGAGGCCTTTTGTAAGATCAGCTGCTTTGTTAATTAAGCCAGGAGCTCTTTTTGCAAGAGCTGGACCGCCAAGAAGTAGTCCAGTTTCAATTAATGGGAAATCATTTTTTGTAATACCTTTTTCTCTTAAAACATCATGCAAATGTTTTGATCCAAGAAAATTAGGTTTGTCTGGCCCAAACTCATTTTCATTAAGTGATGGTACAAATGCATTAGCTAAATCACTCACACTACCAACAAGCCCAGATCCAATATT